CGCTGTCGCTCGCTGTTGAATGTATCATGATCCATGCGTTCAACTGGTTTTACTAAGTAAATTGTTTCGCCTGTCTTTGTGTGCTCTGATTTTTCGATTGTATAGTTTACATCTTCAACATTTTCGGAAGGCTCTGAAGGTGTCACATTATTTTCATGGTTCTTGATCCTTGCAGTCTTTGGTACATATTTACAACCATTGACACCACATCCAAAGAAGTAGAAATTAACATCAAAGTAGTCTGTCATACTGTCGCTATCGTCGTAGTTGTAAGAGTTTACAAATGTGTTAACATCATCAACAACGCTCTTAAAATAATCTGTCATGATTCCGTAGAATTCAGCATTAACTTCGAGGGCTTTATCATATGCCTTTACAAAATCATCATCATCCCAGCAAGTTAAAGACCAAAGGTCGTTGGCTTCCATGCGGCGCATACATTGACGAACAGAATCACAATTGTAATCTATGCCTTCATTTTTGAGATCTTCGCCAGTCTTGAACATCTGAGAAGGAAACTCTTTTAAATCAACTATAAGCTCCTGACACATTGAAGCGTATTTGGTTCTTACAGAAAATTTACATGTTGGATACTGCTCTTTTACATAGTTTCTAACTATCTTAGCAATTTCTTTAAGTGTAAGGTTTCCATCGTAACGGCTACCAGCCCAACCAAACTGTGTATAGAAATGCTTTCTTGAAGATGCTGCAGTTTCCTTTTTCTGCTCCTCTGTAAGTGTAGAAGCTTCTTTGTTTTTCCAGATAGTAAAAAGTGCGTCGTACTCACAATTAATATCTTGCATTGTTTCAAGGTCTCCGCCGTTGTCTGGATGATTAGCCTTTAATAAATCTCTATAGTTGTTCTTTAACTGCTCTAAGCTCTGGATATTCTTAAAAAATTTACTCATAATAAATACCTCCTACTAATTGAATTATTCGCTATCCCCTGCTATAATGAATTTAGATTCGAGGCGGAGCAGGTAGCCGCCCCGAACCTATAAGATTGTAGTGAAGAGTCAGCCCTTAGTGGTTGGCTTTTCTTTTTGTCCTTCTAAGATGTTTAAGTATTTGATTATCTGCTCTTGTGGGAGTCCGTCACGTTCCCACTCTTCAATGAGTTTTAAAACTCTTTCGGTAAATTCCAAGTTGGCTTTTGTCATAAGCTTTACCCTCTTTTCTAGTTCCTTATTAATTGCTATCACCTGCTTTCTATTTGAATCAGCTTGGCTTGATTGCCTTGCTGTGACTCAATAATACAGCCCACTGGTCTGCAATGTCAAGCAAAAATTTCAAAAAAGTTTTAGAAAGATTTTTGGGAAGCGCCCCAAAGCCTTGTAAATACTAAGAAAAATTAGTTGAAAAATTTTTTGAAAAAAGTTTGCAAGCAATCCCAAAAAAGAGAATGAATAATAAAAAGTGAGAAGATAATCAAAAGCAATTCACAAAGCCATAGAAAAAGAAATGTATATATTAAAAGTGTTCGTTTTGTTCGCTTGAACGGTGCTATAATGATATTAAGCAATAAAGACAAAACGATAACGGCGGAAAGTTCCGCCGCTTTTATTTTGCTGTTTGCGCATTTCTTACTCCCTTTACAATAATGTTGCGGGCATATATCCAGGCATCATGGGCGGATGTCCTGGATGTATGGTCCAGGGATAATTAATAGAGTAAAAATACTTTCTAGTGATTAATAAGCTGGTTCAGTATAGCAATTGAATAGTAAGAAATAAAAGAGTGCTCAAGCTTCAGGATCAAGAGGCTTGAGCACTCTTTTTTGTGGGCTTTATTAACTGCTTTTTGAGCAGCTCATCAGCCTAGAAGATTTATTTTGCATTAAATAGAAGGAACGCAAGCCTCAAAGGTGCCGAAAGTAGGTTCTTTCGGGCCCGACAAAAGGCTTTGCGGGTCGGCGAGCCCAATAATTGTCTAGATAATAATCAATTTTTTAGGGCATTGCCGATTATCAGGGTGGACGACATGAAAAAAGAGACCCAAAATTTAGAGGAAATTATAGTTAGTTCAAAAACGCTCGAAGCCTTGCTAGGAGTGAAAGATAGGACTATTCGAGACCTTGCCGAAAAGGGCATCATAAAACGTGATTCGAAGGGCAGATATTTGTTCTGGGAATCGGCAAAGGGGTATATCACAGCTCTCAAATTAGCAAACGCTGGAAAGAGTACTCAGAAAACCGATGACGACGGAGAATCACTAGACCTTGACGAGGAAAAGGCTATGCACGAACACCTCAAGAGGCAGATAACAGAAATCAAATTACAATTAATCAAAGGACAAGTACATAAAGCCGAGGATGTCGAAGCGGTAATGACGGACATGTTTGAAAAGTTTAAATCAAAGATGACCGCCCTCCCTTCCAAGTTGGCAAAAAAGCTAGAAGGGAAAAGTAGGACAGAAATACAAAAGATTTTGAAGCTGGAGATAGATAATGCCCTAGTTGAACTTGCTAGTTACAATCCAGCGGATTTCTATTCTGACGAACACATTGAGATATCCAATGAGGCTCTTAGTTCGTTAGGAGTTGATGATAGTGGCGAATAAAGAAGTAAGTTGGCATACACTCCAGTTAATGAGCAAATTGGCCAACACGTTAAAACCTAAAGATAGCATGACATTAAGCCAATGGGCTGATAATTACATGGTTCTTCCTGAAGGCTCCAATGAGGCTGGACGTTATTCAACTGATACGATTCCGTATCAGAAAGAAATCATGGACGCAATTACAGACCCTGAGGTTGTTGATGTAAGTGTAATGAGCTCGGCGCAGGTTGGTAAGACAACAATCATTATGTGTGGTATAGGATACTTTATTGATTACGAGCCAGCTACACAGATGTTGGTAATGCCTACTATCCAAATTGCTGAGAAGTTTTCAAAGACAAGACTATCTCAGATGATAGCAGATATCCCATCGCTGGCTTGCAAGGTTGCAGACCCAAAGGCCAAAAATTCAAACAATACAATTTTACTTAAAAGCTACCCTGGTGGAAGTATAGCAATTGGTGGAGCCAATTCACCAAGTTCACTTGCTTCTGATCCTAGAAGAATAATATGGATGGATGAAACAGACCGCTTTCCTGAGTCAGCAGGCTCAGAAGGTAATCCAATAAAGCTTGCTGAAAAAAGAGCAACATCCTATTGGAATAAAAAACATATAAAGACTTCTACACCTACAATAGCGGGACGAAGCAAGATTGAGGATGCATATAACAAAGGCAGCATGGAAGAATGGTGCACCCAATGCCCTGAGTGTGGAGCATTTCAACCATATGACTTCAAAAGGATAAAGTTTGACACGGTCTCAATGGTATGTCGTGAGTGCGGATGCATATCTACGGAGCGACAGTGGAAAGATAGTAATCATAAATGGATTGCTAAACACCCAGAGAGAAAGAGAGCCAGATCATTTAGGCTCAACGAGCTTGCTAGTCCATTTGTTGACTGGAAAGAGATTATAGAAAACTTCAAAGATGCTGATGATAAGTTAAAACGCTTCCATGATCCTGAGGATATGAAAGTATTTATTAACACCGTGCTCGGAGAAGTGTGGGAGGAAACAGCATATGTTGAGGATTCTGTTGATGAAGACTCATTAGAGAGTAGAGCTGAAGTCTACGAAGCAGAAATACCAGAAGGAGTACTACTTCTTACAGCGGCAGTGGATGTTCAAGATAATCGATTTGAAGTAGAAATAAGAGGCTGGACTCGTAATTACGAGTCATGGGGAATCTACAAAACTGAAATCTACGGAGAATTAATTACTGACGAACCATGGAATCAGCTCGAAGCCTATTTAGCACAGCCACTTCATTTCGAGGATGGCACAGAGTTAAACGTAGCAGGAATCGCAATAGATACAGGTGGCCACTTTACGAATAAAACCTACAAGTGGATTAAACACATGAAATCTAAAGGCAAAAAATGCTATGGAATTAAGGGCTATGCAGGCAAGCCTGATATACCTTTGATATACAAAAAGACCGTAGTTGATATCACAGAAGAACGAGGCGGAAAGAAAGTAGTCGTTGATAGAACCTTAATTCATATTATCGGTGTCGATTCCGGCAAAGAAGATATTATGAACAGACTATCGCTGGAAGAAACGGGCCCTGGATATTGTCATTTTCCAGTAGGAGAAGGCAGAGGGTATGATTCAGAATACTTCAAAGGCCTAACATGTGAGCATCAGATAAACAAAAAGGTCAACGGAATGATTAAAAAGGTATGGGTAAAGAAGAGCGGCGCACGAAACGAGCCGCTTGATTTATTTAATTATAACTATGCAGTTGTAGAAATCTTGAGACCTGAATGGGATAAGCTCGAATCTAAGATAAGAGCTGGTGTCAATTACATGAAAAAGAGTAAGCGACAGAGAACTGTTAGAAGGTCGATTGAAGGAATTGAGAGGTAAAAATGGCAGTAATCATTAGAAATAAAACTCAATATGATGATGCAGTAGCTACACTAGAAGATTTGAAAAAGGCTAGACATAAGATTCTAGTAGGTGGTCAATCTTATACGATTGGCGCAACCCAAATGAATCGTGCGAGCCTTAGTGAAATCACTGAGGAAATTCATGAGTATGAGCAGGCAATAGACGCTTATGAGACTCGTGGTACATCCAAGAGAAGAGTCGCCAGAGCAGTTCCACTCTAAAGGAGGAAACATGGGTTATTTATCGGATATGTTCCAGCTCAGGAACACAAAGAAAAGTCTTGAGCTTGCAAAAGCTGAAAACCAATTAGCTAAGACTAGAGCTAATACCGCGATGTTAAATGCTCAAAGAGACGCAGTTGAGCGATTTGTAAATTCAGGATATAGCCATGGTGGCGCATCAAGAGGAGCTACATGGGCTGAACAGTATCACTCAGAGAGTTTATCTCCAAAGAGTGATATTGAAGAGAATAGGAAATTATTAAGGGAAAGAACAAGAGACCTAGCAATGAATGCTCCGATAGCTACAGCAGCTATTAATTCAACTAGGACCAATGTTATCGGTATGGGTTTAAAACCTAAACCAAAGATTGATTATGAATTTTTAGGCATGTCTAGAGAAGATGCTACTAAGTTACAGTCGCAAATCAAGAAAGAGTTTGCAGTATGGGCAGCATCTACTCTATGCGACGTATGCGATCTTAATAATTTTTATGCTTTACAGCAAATAGCATTTAGCGATTGGCTAAAAAACGGTGAAGAGTTTGCTCTAATCCAATATGGAGAAGCTACAACCTACATGCCTTATTCATTGAGACTTAGGTTAGTATCGGCCGATAGAATCTCAACACCTGGTAATAATACAGGTGAATATGATGGGTTCGACAAGATTGAAAAGAATGGCAATACCATTATGAATGGTGTTGAAATCGATAAGAATGGAAAAGTAGTTGCTTATCACATCTGCTCAGAGTTTCCTGGAGAATTTTCGAGGAAATCTCCAAAGTGGAAACGAATTGAAAAAAGAGGAAAGAAAACAGGCAACCCTAACATTCTTCATGTGTTCAATGCAGAAATAGCAGAACAATACAGAGGAGTACCATTTTTAGCACCTGTCATTCAATCAATCAAGCAGCTGACACGTTACACAGAAGCAGAGATAATGGCTGCAGTCATTAATTCAATGTTTGCCTTATTTGTCAGCACGGAAACAGGCAATGATATTGATGGCTTCGGCGGTGTGGATGATGACGACGATTTTCTCACAATGGCACCTGATAAGGAAGATGAGATTAGATTAGGTTCAGGAACAATCAATTTCCTAAAGTCAGGGGAAAAAGTTGAGGCGGTAGAGTCTAAACACCCATCACAGAACTATGATTCTTTTGTATCAGCTTTTGCGATGATGATAGGTGCAGCTCTTGAGATATCACCAGAAGTATTGATGAAAAAGTTCAGTAATAACTTTAGTGCTTCAAAAGGTGCATTAAACGAGACATGGAAAGCTTTTTCAATGCGCCGTAAGTGGTTTGTTGATGATTTTTGTCAACAAGTGTATGAAATATGGTTTGCGGAAGCCGTAAGCCTTGGGCGCATAAAAGCCCCAGGATTTTTCACAGACCCATTAATCAAAAAGGCGTACACCAATGCGACTTGGACTGGTCCGGCACAAGGTGTATTAAATCCATCTCAAGAAGCTGAGGCTGCAATTAAACGTATAGCCCATGGCCTATCCACACATGAAGATGAATGCGCTGCAATGAATGGTTCTGATTATGAAGATAATGTAAGAACTCTTGAGATAGAAAACGAAAAATTAGCGCAGGCTAATAGACCACTTATGGAGGAGGTTACAGATGAAGAAAATTGAGATTAAAGGCCCAATCGTATCAAATGATGTCGGTTGGATATACAACTATTTTGGTATGGATGCAGCTTATCCAAACTTGATTAAAGAGGGCTTAGCAGATGCAGCAGGCGATGATGTAGTCATTGAAATTAATTCACCTGGTGGTGTGTGCGTATACGGCTATGAAATGTACACAGCAATTAAAGAATACGAGGGCAGGGTTACAGCCCATGTAATTAGCGCTATGTCGGCAGCAACATTGCTCGTATGTGCATCAGACGAGGCGCTTATTTCTGATACAGGAATCTTTATGATTCATAATGCTCAGTCTCAAGCTTCAGGTGACTACAGAGACATGGAGATGGAAGCTGACGCTCTTAAAGAGTTTAACGCAGGTATTATTAATGCTTACGTTAGAAAGACTGGTAAGAGTAGAGAAGAGATACAAGCTCTTATGGACAAAGATAGTTACATGAGCCCACAGACAGCAATTGAAAATGGATTTGTCGATGGGTATATCTTCGGAGATCCAAATCAAAAGGTTGAGCCAGAAG